GATGGCACTATTGGAGAAGTTAGACCGGGACGGACGCGCAGAGCGGGAGACTACCGCCGGCGAGGTTTAGCCGCGGCTTCGCGTTCCAGTCTCGCAATCTCGCGCGCTATGTACCACTGGGCCTTTTTGAGGTCCTCGAGTCCGTTCTTGAGGGAGTGCCGCCAGATATATTTGAGCGCATTCCCCATGCAGAAATTCATGTGCTCAGTGATCTGGATACACTCGATGCCGCTTGGATGTTCGGTGTAGTGGGTTGGGTGGTTTACTGGATCCTGGGCCATTTTTACCATAGTCCTTTCATCGCACCGGCGGCTGCCAGGCGTAACATCTGAGCGTCAAAGATTGGCCCGTGGCGATCATTCACGCCCCACAGGTCGACATGCACCATCTCGTGCATCAGCGTAAAGCGCCGCGCGGACCGGCCGACACAAAGATCCGGATTGACGCGGATACGAAACCAACCTTCCGGCGTAACCCAGCAGTCGCCATAGGCGCGCTCGACCGTTTCGTACACGATAAAGATGCTCGAGGGCAGCTTTCCGCGGAAATACTTGCGGTTGTAAAGCCGATACCATCGCCGCAACTGGCGGTCGGACCGTGGGCGGCGCACTAGAACCTCTTTTCGTAAAATCCGCGATCGTAGAACGGGAACCACTCGACGCCGAAGCGGGTTACAACGCCGCGATCATCCTGCGTCACCTCAATCACCAGAAAGCCCACATGCGCCTGCAGCTTCTTTTTGCGCATAAACATACTTTGATCACAGGTGCAGCCCGTCTGCACGGCGTGGACTTCGCGGGGATAGCCGTAGTTGAACTTGTGATAATGGCCGGCGAGCTCGATCTGCGGCTTCTCTCCGCCCTGGTAGCTCTCCACGCGCTTCTGGTCGGTGTAGCTGATGGCGTAGCTGGAGCCGCCGCCGGGATGGACGACGCGCATCACGCTCGACCCGGTTCCGGCCGCCAGCTTCACGTCGCACTCGCCGTAGCCGAGATATTTGAGATCCGTGCGCCCCGCCTCTTCCGCCTTCATCTGCAGGTAGCGGCCCACCTCGATCCCCTCGCGCTGCTGATACCAGCCCTCGTGATCGTCGCCGGCGATGTAATGCGTGGTGATGCCCTTGCGGACCGGGAATTTGTCGATCAGGTAATCAAGCTGGTTGTCCATGCCCGGCGCGGTGACCAATTCTGTCTTGTTGAATCTTGCCTCGCCGTCGATCCAGTTGCCGGTGTTGAATACGTCGGTGATGCCTTCGCGCTCGAAATGGTCGTACGCCGCGTTCAACACGTCCAGCCGCGAGTGCTTATTGCATAGATGATTGTCGCCAGTGACTCCGAAGCGCCGCACGCCTGGCAGGGATTGAAGAACGGTCTTGCCCGGCTCGATCAGGATGCTGTCTTTCACGTCCCAGCGCCCGTCCGCCTCAAACAGCATGGCGCCCTTGGCGTTCATCTCGGCCAATAGGTCGCGTACCCGCTGCGGCGAGCAGTCGAGCGCGTCCGCCATCTCCGGCACCGTCTTGGCGCCCTTGCGCAGCACTTTGCGGACGGCATCGAAGGCGATCGGCTCGGCGACGGCGGCGGGAATGACAGCCGGGGCAGGTTCTTTCATCGCGCCCGTGTAGATTCCATGGATGGAGCCGGCGGACACTCCAGTAAGCCGACTGATTTCGCTCCTGGTCGGACAGGGTTTCTTCGCGAGCAGGTCGCGGACCGCTTGAATCTTCGATGCAGCGAGCGGAGGGGTTGGCATCGTGCGCTTACCTCGAGGACTACTGTTCGGGCTTTAGTTCGGGATGACGCGACACCGCGGCGTTGTAGCCATCGCGCCATGCTTCCAGGCGGGCAATCGATAGCGCAGCAAGTTCAATCTTTTCGTCGTGCCCGTCCAGGCGGCCGTCTTGCCCATCGTTGCGCTTGGTTTCATTTCGGAGAGCGCCGACCAGTAGTCCGGCAGTAAAGATCATCACAACTACCGAGACAATCGTCGGGCCCCACAGCGCAAAGTTCACTTGGACAACACCTCGATAAAAAGTTCGGGCCGAATCGCACGGCCCTGGAGTTTATGCGGCACTCCTAACAAGATTGGTGGACGGCTTCTCACCGCCTCCGGACGTTTCGAGCAACGTCTAAGGACTTCGGGGTTAGAGAGTCTTCGCCAGCGCGGCGAACTGCGGCACGTTGGCAACCAGATCCTGCACGGTCTGGATCACTTTGATATCGAGCCCGGCGTCGTTCAACTTCGCCGCGGCAGCCGCTCCGCCAGCATTCAACACGGCGGAGAGTTCGCCGAGCAATGCGTACCCGGCATCCTCCACCGAAACCGCCAGCGGACCATATACGGGAACCTTTGCGGTAACGGCCTCAACGACGCCCTTACTCGCTGCGATCGCGGGCAGTGTAGAGAGAACGTTCTTGTAAACAACAGCGAAAAAGTGGCCGACGGATTTGAACATAGGGTGGTACTCCTTTATTTTGGGTCCGGCACCTGCGCCGGGTAATCTGGAGGTGGAGGGCTACTCTTGAAGGCGTATAGCGCCGCCGCCCAGGCCGCGTTTCCTAGCGTGCCCAGGGCTACATTTCCGGAGTGGAACCCATACTGGACACACAACACCCCAAGCAATGCGAGGAAGTATGCGTTGAAGTTGTGGGCGATGGCGGCTTTCATGCCTTAGTTATGCGGCAGAGCGCGTAAAGGCGGCAATTTACAGGGAAGTTTTTACGCGAAGCGTGGAGAACAGTGCGAAGCACCTACCGGATGAAGTCGTAGACCAGCGTGCCCACCTGCACACTTATGTGCCACACCTTTTGGTACCAGCGTTGCGGCGGCGGGTGGGTGAACCTGTCCGCCTCGAACTGCGCATCTCCGGTGATGGCGTCGGCGTGCGCGACGATCGATGCGGTGTGCTTGCCGGTATCTGTGAGCAGCGGTGCATCGAGGAAGGCATTCACCCGCACGGTGGTTGCATCCGCATGCCCGATGGCGAGCGTAGCGGCGTCCACCAGCGGCTGCGTGCGCGGGATGGATGAGTTAGCCGTCTGAATGGCTGCGGAGGCGGCGTTGGCCGTCCCTGCGCCTGCCAGTAATACCGTATGCAGATCCGCCGTATCGGTTTGCACGTTGGCGAGGATACCCTGCGCCTGGCTAAGCAGCGGCGGCAGCATCACCTCGAAATACTTGCGCTCATCCAGCGCGGCGCGGTTCATTTCGGAGACGGTGACGCGGGAGTCGTTGATCAGCTTGCCGCCGGCCAGCGCCGCATTGTCGACGTGCCCGAGCACTGCACCGGCCTTTACCGCCAGCGTGTACCCTTGCGCCCGCGCGCCGAGGATGGCGCCATGCACCGGCCACAGCGTCCACATGGCGAACGCTCCCACCACCGGAACCGTTGCGAGCGCGAGCGCTTTGAGTGTGTCGAGCAGCCTCATGGCGTGGGCGGGTTGCAATTCAGCGTGTAGACCTGGTCGGTGTAGTTCTGGCCGTAGCTGCAGGTCCAGGTGACGCCATCGATGGCGATATCCATCTGCGTGCCTTCCCATACGCTCGCGCCCGCTCCGCTTTGATCGGGGAGATTGGCGAACGCGAAGAGTAGCGCGGTTTGCCCGACGGCAGTGTTCTGGAAGTTAGTAAACGTGACGGTATGCGCGGGCGGAGGCGCTGCCAGCGCGGGAACGATCTGCGTAGTCACCGCGACGGGCGAGGTCGACAGGTCCGTGATAGTGACACCCTGCGCGTCGGCGGTCTCGAGCACATCCAGTTCTTTCGCGGTGTTCGGGTCCGGATCGCTGAAGGGAAACACTCCGGAGGGAAAGAATACCGGGCTGAACGTGGTCGCGACCTGCACTGTGATCGGCGCGCTCCACAGATTATTCACCGCATCGCCGAAGCGATAGGTGGCGCCAGCCGGCAGCGTAACCGAAACGGTTGCACTTTCGGGCGAGATTGTCACCCACACTGGCGCGGGGACGGGCGGAACTACGGGAGCAGGCGTGTTCTGCGCGTGGGCGGAATAGACCAGCGCGGTGGCCAGTGCGGCGAGCATTGTGAGACGGACGATTCGGATCATAGGGAACTCCTAAATACAGCCGGGTATTGCGCCTGACGGGAGCACGCTGGGATAGACGCGCACATCATTGATCATGCCATTCCAATAGTTGCCACCGTTACCATCTTTTCCTATATACAAAGGGCCGCCGGAACCAGGATTGGTTGCTGTTGATCCTGACGTTGGCACTCCTGATGAGACCCCATCAATGTATAAGGTAACGTTAGTGGCCCCGGCGACGTGCGTCTCAGCTACACAATGCCACGCGCCTATGGTAGTTGTTGCATTGGCCAGCGTGGAATTACCGCTGCCATCAGAAAATCCACCGTAGACAAACATGTTTGTTCCAGAGCCGCCGTTCATAAAGAGCATTATTCCGTTCGCAGCGGTAGTTCTACTTGACACCGCGAACTCTGTGCCCCACGCCGGGACATAAATCCACGCAGACAAGGTGAAGTTTGTAAGCCCACTCGGTGTGTATCCAGTCTGGATGTAGTCAGTGCTACCATCGAACGTTCCGGCATACA